CTGGGAGTTGACTTTAACGTAGACCCACTCTGCGGAATCTGTGCAGTCCGCTACCGAGAATACCTCTACGTCTTCGATGAGATAATTATGACGGGTGGGGCTACAACCTGGGATTTTGCCGAAGAAGTAACCAACCGATATGGTGTGGAACGCAGAGTAATAGCTTGCCCCGACCCCACGGGTGCTGCCAGAAAAACATCAGGAGTAGGTTCAACGGACCACACTATCCTACGCAGAAGCGGATTTACTGTGTCATCTCCCAGAGCCCCCTGGAAAATACGAGATAAAGTAACATCCGTAAACACTGCACTATATGACGCAGCAGGAGAAAGACGAACTTTAATCCACCCACGCTGTAAAGAATTAATAAAATCACTGAGAACTTTAACTTACGCTCCAAACACAGGTATACCTAACAAAAACCTTGGAGTTGACCACGCATTTGACGCTTTCGGCTATCTCTGCCTCCAACAATTTAACCTTGCAAAACCAGAGACACTAGGTCAAACTTCGTTTAGAATATACTAAGAACTACCTAATTCTTACTATGCCTTATCATACTGGGATGAAAAAGAAGAAGAAAAAGAAAAAGGGAGGTAAAAAACGTGGCCAATGTACCTGTAAATAAAACTTTATACTCTAGAGTAAAATCAGAAGCCAGACGTAAGTTTAAGGTTTATCCTTCTGCCTATGCAAATGCTTGGCTTGTGCGAGAGTACAAAAAACGTGGTGGTACTTACCGAGTGGAAAAAAAAAGTGGCAAGAAGTAGCGGTGGTCTAACCCGTTGGTTTAAAGAAAACTGGGTTGATGTAAAAACTGGCAAACCTTGTGGCCGTTCCAAAGGCGAAAAGCGAGGTTATCCTGCTTGTAGACCTAAAACCCGTGTCTCAAGTAAGACACCTAAGACTGTGGGGGAAATGACAAAAAGTGAGAAAGAAAGATTTAAACGTACCAAAACAAGCAGTAAGAAGATAACATATCAACATAGACGCAAAAAAAGCACTAGGAGAACTTAAAATGGCTAAATCTGCTGCAATGAGTAGATGTTTAGGGTATATTTCTAGTGTTAGGAAGGGCAAAAAGAAAAAGTCCTCCAAAAAATCCACCAAAACCAAGAAAAAATGACTGAAATTACCGAAGAAATGCTTGATGCTATTGAAGCTGTCAAGGGAAAGCGTAATCCTGCTCTTTGGGACCCTCGTTGTAAACAATATATGAGAAAAGTAGAAGAAGGTACTGTAAAAAAGTCAACAACAAGTTAAACTATTTATAAATACTCTTTTTTCTTAGAATCATGGCTGTCTTTAGAGGCGAAGAAGGCTCTGTTAAATTTAAAAACGGAACTGGAACAACAGAAGCAATAGTCGCAACTACAGGTTGGACTTTAGATACAACAAAAGACACATTAGATGTCACATCACAGGGCAGTACATTTAGAGCCAATGTTGGTGGTTTAATTTCTGGTTCTGGTTCTGTTGACTTTATTTATACAGCAGCTAGTAGTAATGAAACTGAAAACCTTCTTGATGATGTTTTAACTGCTGAAGATCCTGGTGATGCTCAGTTTGAATTATTTATGGATACATCTGGTGGTAAAAAAGTAAGTTTTAACGGAGTTATTACAGGAACAAGTTTATCTTCTAGTGTTGGTGAACTTGAAACAATTTCAGTAAGCTTTATAACTAACGGAACAATCACTAACGCTGTCTAGTGAAACTCACCACTCGCCAAAAAAATCTTTTAAATAAACATTCTGAGCATCATTCTGATAAGCACATGGAGTTTATGAAAAGACGGATGCGAGTAGGAGATTCATTTACAGTTGCTCATAAAAAAGCACAAGCAAAGGTAGGTAAATAATGGCTAAACGTAAAGGAGTTAGTTTATCTGTTGGTAGAGGTGAAAAGTCTAAAAAAGGTGGATTAACTGCAAAAGGTAGAGCTAAATATAATCGAGCCACAGGTAGCAACTTAAAAGCACCTGTAACAGAAAAAAGTCCAACAGGAAAAAGAGCAGCTAGAAAAAAATCATTTTGTGCTCGTATGAGTGGTATGCCAGGTCCATTAAAGGATAAAAAAGGCAAACCAACCAGAAAAGCATTAGCATTAAAACGATGGAGGTGTTAATTAATGACTTACGCAATCCCAGGTCAAATTAGAACAAATATTGTTACCTCCACTTCAGTAGGTGGTGATGATAGTCCTTTTACTCGCACTAGAGCAGTTCTAGATATGATGAAAGGTTGGGAAATAATGAAGGCTGTAACTGAAGGAACAGAATATCTCAGAGAAAATAGTGAAGCGTTTTTACCTTTAGAACCAAGAGAAGATTATACAGCGTATATGGCTAGAGTAAATCGTGCAGTATTTAGTCCATTTACACAGAGATTAATAAGAGCAGCTACAGGTTTAGTTCTTAGAAAACCTATTGTTTTAACAGGAGATCCTTACTGGACAGAAATGTTTAAAATGGATGTTGATGGTTGTAAATCAGATTTAGATGAATATGCAAGACGAGTATTAATGTGTTCACTTACTTATGGTCAAAGTCATATTCTTGTTGATTATCCTGCACCATCTGGAGCATTAAGTCTTGCAGAAGAAAGGCAGCAAAATCGTAGACCATATTGGATCGAAGTAGATCCTACAAATCTTTATGGTTGGAGATTAGATAGAGAATCTAATTATGGAAATCTTATACAGGCTAGGATTGCAGAAAAAGCTGTATTACCTGATGGAGATTTTGGTGAGAAAGTATTTGACCAAGTAAGAGTAATTGAACCAGGAAAATACAGAGTATTTCGTAAGAAAGATCAAATTGATGAAATGTATGATGTTGCAGATAATTCTTATGCAGGAGAATTTGATGCTTCTACTACTGAAACTGAATTTCAACTTGCAGAATCAGGAGAGTTTTCTTTAGGTGAAATACCATTAGTAACTGTTTATGCTGGTAAAACAGATAATTTAGTAAGTAAGCCACCTTTATTGGACATTGCTTATTTAAATCTTGCACATTTTCAAAGACAAGCTGATCTAATTCATAGTTTGCACGTTGCATCACAACCAATGTTAGTAATGGAAGGATATGACGATCAGACAAAAGATTTGGCAGTAAGTGTTAATTATGCAATGGCAACTCAACCTGGAAATAAAGTTTATTATGTTGAACCAGCTAGTAGTGCATTTGAAGCTCAATCATCAGAAATAAAAGAATTACAAATGCAGATGGCAACATTAGGCATCAGTACACTATCACAACAGAAGTTTGTAGCAGAATCAGCAGATGCCAGAAGATTGGATCGTGTAGACACAAACTCCATGCTCGCAATGGTTTCTATGGAATTAGAGCAAAAACTACAAAAAGCTTTTAACCTCTCAGCCGAGTATGTAGGAATCGAGCCACCAGAAGTAAAAATTAGCAGAGATTTTGATATTGAAAGATTAATTGGACAAGATATTACAGCATTAACATCTTTATTTGATCAACAAGTCATTGATAGAGAGGAATTTAGAGACATTTTGGTACAAGGTGAAGTATTACCATCAGCAAATGAGGCTAAATCCGAATAATCTGTTAGAATAGTAGATAAGTACACACAAATCTAATGGGAAAATCCTTAGAAAGAGTCCTTCAGTCTGATGGGTCTTACAAGTGGGAAATGACTGACTTCCAGCCAGAAACCACTGAAGCTACATCACAACCTAAAAAGAAAGCTCCAAAGAAAAAATCTACAAGTGCATTATCTGAATAAACTATGGCAATCGAAGAAAAAGTAATTCAGCCTGATTCTGTGACTCCTGCTGAACAGCCCGTGGCTGACACTCCTTCTCAACCACAAGCACCAAATTTAGATTCTGTAAAAGCAGAATATGAAGCAAAAGTAGCTGCTGCACGAAAAGAAGCTGCTGAAGCACAAGAAAAATTCCAAGGCATCAAAACTAAATTAGATGATGTCTATAAACAGAAAGATGAGCAAAGAAAACAAGAATTAGAAGATCAAGGACAATGGAAAACTCTTTGGGAGGAAGCTAATAAAACAGCACAAGAAAAAGAACAAAAGATTAATACACTAGCTCAACAGTTAGAAGAAATGAAAACTTCTAATGAAGTAGCTTCTACTAAAACAACAGCCCTTGCAGCAATTAGTAATTTAGGAGCAATAAACGCAGAACAAATGCTTTCATTGTTACAAAATAAGTTACAAAAAAACTCTGAAGGAAAAGTTGTTGTTCTTAATGGTGGAGTTGAGCAAGACTTAACTGCATATTTAACAAGTCTTAAAAACCCTGGTAGCGGTTATGAACATCATTTTAAGGCCAGTTCTGCTGCTGGAATGGGAGCAAAACCAACTCCAACTTCTAGCGTAGGAGGAGGTCAATCAAACCCTTGGAAAACGGGCAATATAACTCAACAAATGCTAATATCAGAACAAGACCCTCAACTTGCAGCCGTGCTGAAACAAGAGGCTCAAACTAAATAGTTAATTTCTGTGAAATTGACCCCCTTATCTGTGATTAGGGTATCGCAAAACTTAAAAAGGTAAATCTGAATGGCTGCTCCGTTTCAGAATTATTCTGGCGGT